TTATCTACGGGTGTGGATTCCCCATGCACATATCTTGGGACTTCCTCGCCATTAAGTATCTTCTTAACTATAAAAAATACCTCACTCACTGCCACCCGCTCCTCATCATCATCCTCTGTCTCAATAACCCTATACTCTGCATCTATGCTCTCAGACAAGCTTCTTACAGGCAAAGAAGGGAACTCTGCATCATAGTCTGGTTCTTTATAGGGTAAATAACCAGCCATCTTGCCAGAAATACTACACCACTTCCACCCATCCCCCCATGCCCAACCATCAGCCCATTGGTACGACCAGTAAGACTGAGCCATCAGTGTGATGCCCTCCTCACCTGTTTAATCAGCTCAGGATGCCCTCGCCTTATCTGCTCTGCTGTCACCATTGCTATCTCTCTACCATCTATTACCAAACGGATAGGCCGCCTACCCTCATCCCCTCTAGGTATTCCCACCTTCATTAATGAGTCAGACAGTGCCCTCCCCAGTTTATTGTAATCCAGCTCTATTTTTATCCCTGCACCCCTAGGCAGGATTAACTCATTGGGGTGAAGTCTATACAAACCCTCTCTTGTGGTTATTCCACCTGTCTGTGCAGAAGGCACCCCCTCTACCAAATATGTATATATCCTCTCTAACCAGCCTGTAGTCTCTGTAAGCAGTTTAATGTCCTCCGGCATCTGTTCCTCTATCTGCTTCCTCAAGTACTCCCCTACCTCTTGTAACCTGTTATATATATCCATCATTCTGCTAGCATATACCTGTTTCAATGCGTTTACCTGTTCCTCAACCTGAGCATCTATTGCCTCTAGTTGACTCACTACATTCCTATCAATCTGCTCCATCTGGTTTCTAATCTGCTCAATCTGGTTTTCTAACATCTCTGTCTGAGCATCAATGGAGTCTATTTGTGCCTGTAATAAATCTACTTCTGAAATTGCCTTATCCTCCACTCCCTGTAAGGCACTCATCACCTCCTGCCAAATCTCCATATACTGGTCAGGAGCATAAATCTTAGCCATCTCTAGATACTCTCTAGAGAAATCAATAAGCCTTTGCACTGCCTCAGGATTTGTCTTTGCCTCCTCTAGCAGCTCCATCCACTTAGCCTGATATGCTGCCCAGGACTGCACTGGAGCTTCAGGACCAAACTGTAACTCTTGTAGCCTGTTCTTTATGGTGTCTATCACTCCTTTCCACTGGTCTCTCAACCGCTCCACTTCTGCCCGCTGTCTCCTAAGAGCAGAAATTTCTTCTTGAATAGCATCTATCCTTTCTCGTAACGCCTCTTTCTGTGCCTCAGCCTCAGCCCTAATTTGCTCTTTCCTTGCCTCAGCTGCAGCCTTAATCGCATTCACCTCAGCCTCAAACTGTTGCTGGAGTAAGCTTAAATAAGTCCCTGCATCTGCAATAAGCTCATCCCATCTACCTGCCAAAGCATCAATATCCCCCCAAATTGGTGCCCATTTACCCTCTAACTGCCTAATCTGGTAAGACACATAGGCCTCATTGCCAAGATACCACTCCAGCCCCCGCTGGTACAGCTGTTGGAGTGGGTCTGTAATTCTAGTTTTAATCAACTGCCTAATCTGCTCTTGGTATGCCTCAATAAGCATATCAATATTATATCCAAGTGCCTCTAGTACTTCCCTATGTCTATAAAAAAACTTAATGGCTGCTGCATACCAAGCATTCAAGTCATCCAGTGTTTTTTCAAAATCTGACCTTGTATCCAAAATATCCTTAAAAGGAGCAAAAAACTTCAAAGCCATTGCCTCATTCAGCCTTTCAACAGAAAGCCCTAGTGCCTCAGCCTGTGAAAGCATATCCTGATACCACTCCTCCACCTCTCTTATCCCTCTGGCCTGCTCAGGAAGTGTATACTGGGCGATCACCCCCTCCACTTCCTCTATAAAAGAGGTCACAGCAGACAAATACTCATTCACTGTCCTCCCTAATTCCTCAGCCTTCTTTTGCACTTCCTCTTCCTTCAGCCCCTGCATTTCAGTTATGTACCTATCCAGTACCTGTGAAAGTTTATCAGCTATTCCTTCTTTATATACATCAATTACCCCTTCTCCAAACCTATCCATCAAATCCCCCACTGCCTCAGCATACTGAAATGCAACAGCCAGAGAAGGCATCACCTCTCTGGTAAGTCTCTCATAAAGCTCCTGCATCTCCTCATTCCACTTATGCCCTATTCCACCAACCAGCTCATCAAACCCAGGCAAACCAAACTTCTCAAACAAATCCACCCCCAACAACCTGCTATACTCCTCTACAATTGGTACTGCCCAGGCATTATATGTCTGGGATATAAGCTCATTCACCAGTTGCTGAGCCAAATGCTCCATGTTTTTCTTACCCGCCCCAAAGGTAGCCCAAATGCCTGGTAGGTTTTCAATTTCCATGGTTGAGGGAAGAGCTTGTTGATAGAAAGTGACTAAAAAATGGGTGAAATCTGCAAAATTACGTACAAGCTCATCCATATTCCCTTTTACATCCCGCTTCTGAACAATAGCAATCCTAGCAAATTTAGATGTATGGAGCGCAAGCAAGGAGACATGCTCGCCTAATTTATCTGAAATCTCCTGCATGTAATCATTGACATAAGACAGGCTCTCATCTAGGCTTTCCAATGCCAGCTCCACTGTCCCTCTAACAGTTGGCCATGACTTTGCAAAAGGCCCCCACAGTAACCAATTACCAAAACTGGGTCCTTTTAAGCCTATGCGTGTAGTGGGGATGCCTGCCGCTGTAGCCCCTACATCTTTCCACTCCACTCCACCTTTAAACAGTGCTTTCCCTATCTCTGCCACTGCAATGGTAGCCACTGCAATTTCAGGATGTCCCATAAGGGTAGCACCTGTTGCAATCCCCCCCGTAATAGCCTCGCCAGCCCCTGCTCCACCAGCAAAGGCCGTCGCAGTTGTGAGAAGGCTCAATCCAAATGCACTTAACAATCCCTTAGCACCACTGCCCATCCTCCCCAGAGTTTTAATCCACTGGGTCAGCATATCTGCTAAAACATCAGACAGAGACTGCCTAATGGAAGTCCATATACCTGCCATGAAATCCCTAAACGAGGCAAATCCCTGCATAGCCTGGTCCAGAAAATCAGAAATATTCTGCCGTATGCTACTCCAAACAGACTCATAAACTTCCCCCACCTCTTTACCACTTTTTTCAATTTCTTCATTAGCCTCTTTAACTTTTCCCTCATATTTCTCCCAAGCACTTGTAATCCCCCTCACATAGGTTTCCTGTGAAATCATCCCTGCTTCTAGCAAGTTATTTAACTTTTTGACCTCTTCTTGATATTTTTCCAGTGGGGTTCTGGTTGCCCTCCAAACTGCCTCAGCCTGTTTCTCCATTTCCCCATAAATACCCCTAATATCCTCAACAATAGCCTCTGCTACTTTCCCTAGCTTCCCCAGCTCTTCTACCCCTGCCTCCCCTGCTTCACTTAAATCTACCACCAATCCCTTAGTCTCTTTCCCTATGTCACGAATGTCAGACACAATAGAGGATGCCATCTCCCTCACTCTGGCATCCAATTTAACCTGCTCCATCTTCCCCCGTAAGCCTGCTAGTTCTTCCTTAATCGACTCATAAACACTTTTCCTTTTCCCTATTTCCTTAACATAATTTTCTAAGTCCTTGGTGGCTTCTTTAATCACATCTTTATCCCTGCTAATCACTGCATAAAACAAAGCAATGGTTTTCACTATAACAGTAAGAGAGTCTTTCAAAATCCTCATACTATCAATAACAATCCCAACAGCCTTAGCTGAAGCCTCCATAGCCCCCACAATGGCCTCACCTACTCTAAGTGCCCACTCATCCAATTTCCCCTCTCTCTGCAACTCCTGTATACGGTCATTCAATGCAGTCAAGAAAGCCGTCACCTCATTATAAGCCCCCTGCTTCATGAGGGTATCTTGGAAAAGTTGCCAATAAGAACGTAACTCCTCAATCTGCCCACCTAGGGTAGACATCTGCCTCTGCATCATCCCGCCAAACTGGTCTCGCATATAATTCATAAAAACATCAATCACATCCTGCATATCCACCACACCAGCAGCAATTGCCTCATTCAGCTTCTCCAACTCTGCCCGTCCTATATTAAATCCACTCCTCAGTGCATCACCAACATTTATCCCAGCATTACTCAACTGCATCAAATCCTGTGCCATAACCTTCCCCGTGGCAGCCATCTGACCAAAAGCAAAAGCCAAACGTGGTAATACCTCTTTCCCCATTGCTGCCGCTGTATCACCAAGGGCAGTCATAGTCTCAATAGTGGGGTCAAGGCCATAAGCTTTTAGGGTTTTATATGATTCCATCACCTCATTTATACGATAGGGAGTCTGGGTAGCAAACTCTAACAATTCCTGAAACTTTTTATTCCCTGCATCTATCCCCTTCTCTAACACCTGTAGTGTCATCCGATACTGTTCAAATGAGTTAGCCAACTCTATTGTCTGTTTGGCAATATACCCCAGACCTAGACCAAGCAACGCCCCCTTCAGGCTGAATACAGTAGAGGTAAGGCGGTGCATTCCTGTCCTTACCCCTTCAATCCCCCTCCTCCATAAGCTGACCTCCCTAGTAGACTTCTTTATCTGCCTATCAAAATCAGCAATAGACCCCTCAACAGTCTTAACAACACCACTTGCCTTATCTTCACCAAGTAGAACAAATTTAAGGGTCTTCTCAGCCATCAGCCTTATCCTTCTCTTTCTCCTCCTGCTTAAACATCACATTAACCAACAAACACATCCGCTCTATAAACTCTAATCGCCCCTCTACCCCAAACTCTTTCATAATGAACACCAATCCATCTACATTCAGTGTATACCCACCAAAACCATTCTGAACAACAAGAAGGGGGAAGTAGCGAACAAAGACATACCAGACAAAAGCATTCTCTTCTGTGGGTTCTACCCGCCCACACTCCTCACATGTAGGCCTAGGCCAACCCATCTCTCGCATCAATTGACATTTTTCACATGTCACTTCTACTCCATCTTTTATCCCTTGCTGTCTCCTTCGCTGCCATTCTGCAAACTGGATAAGTTTTTTTCCTGCTCCTCCTTATACTTACGACGGAAATCCTCAAACTGGCTCATCACCATACGAGAGGCCTCTATCCATGCCACCCCCAGCATGGGGTACCCTCTCTTCACTAGAGCTAGTTTATTTTCTCTTGTGCAAGGTAACTCCTTCCCCCCTTCATCCACCACTCCCTTCCAGTCTTTCACAATGTAATCAATCAAAGCCTCATTCAACCCATCATTATCCACCTGAGTGGTGCGTTGGGTCTCTCTACGTCCCTGCACAAAAACTGTCTCTACCTTTTCTGTAGTATACTTTTCCCTCAACCCACTATATACTTCATCAGTCAGCGGGTTAATTAGAAAAGACACCTTATCCCGTTCATCTTTGGGAAAATCCCCCAGCTCTGATTTGTCAAATAAGGGGTCACTAGCCCTAATCCATACTGGCTCTGGGGTTAACTTAAATTTAATGCCCATTACAATGCTCCTCCTTTTCTATCTATTTTACACCTCTTCCTAACCTAATATGTTTCCATCTCTAGTATTCACCAAAGTAATCATAAACGGCTCAGTACAAGGCATTCCATCAGGCGTATTAACACAGGCATCCAACTGTAAAGTCACTGTGTGCCCTATCTTCCCAGGCCCCCCTACTGGTGCAGTTGCTGTGACAATCTTAGCTGAAGGTGCCTCAATCTTAAACATGTAGCTGTTAGCATCTGTAAAAGTGATGTCCAGCTTCTGTAAAGTAGCACTGTTAATTGCAGTAGTAAAATCGTTCATACTATATTTGTCAAAAGTTAATTCCAATGTAGCAGTAGGGAAACCACCCCCAGTTGGCTCACTAATATCGTTATAACTAGCATCACGGTTCTCTTCCATTGGACGGTCAAAAGTCAGCCTGATAGCATGTGGATAAATCTTATCACTATCACTCAGAGCAGACCCATCTCTGGCATTCATCCTAATCTTAGCATTATCATCAAACACCACGCAGTGGTACTTATCCGGGTAAGTTACATTAGCTATTGTATCAGTACTGTTTACCTGACTCTCTGTCTCCCACTTATTCCCGATACAACTTATCTCCGCAGTGACAATCTCACCCACCGTGGCATTGAGGGTAAAACCAGTAACCTTGAGACTAGGGATTTCCCATACTTTGTCTGTCTTCTTTTTAATCACAAATGTTCCAAACAGCCCATCATTATTCGGTGCAAGCCTAATCTCATGCTCCCACTTATCACTTCCACTGCTGATACAAGTAGGGGTAGATGTAGAGCCCATCCCGCAGGCGATCAACCTATCCAAACCCATATACCGCATGTTTGCCCCCAGTGTGCCTGATGGTGCTGGGTAAAAAGTATCAATCCGCTCAGTAATAAAATTCACCCCCAAAGACTCATCAGCAATAGGTGTCCGTCCAATATCCCCCAGTGCTTCATTAGTAATCAGCACTCCATCACCACTTCCACACTCCACTGCTGTTCGCCAACTAGTCGCCTTCTTAAATGCTGCTATAATCTCTCTTCCTGTTATTGCTGCCATTCTCTTTCACCTCCTATAACTCTATTCATATCTCTAATAGTTATTAAGGAAATTAAGCCCAAAAATTTATGCATTTTCAATGCAATCATTTATCAGCTGATACTGCGCTGCCCAAAAAACCACCTGTGGAGTAGAATACAACTCCCAAGCTCTCACTGGTTTGAGCGGTCTAATGGATAGTCCAAAGGTCTTCTCTTTCAGCTTCACCATTACATCTTTCAATATTGTATACGCCCCTTTATCTCCACCTCTCGCCTCTGACTGGTCTCGGTAGCTTTGGCTTACAATCAAAAGGTCAACCATCACCGTCTCCCGTGTGCATTCCTGGTCTGCATACTCATACTCTGCTGAAGATACTTTTACTAACACAGCTGGAAACTGGTTTACAAAAAACTTTGTCAATGCCTCCTCACTTGCCAGCTCACCCGCATATCCTTTTAATGCTTTCAAATACCCCCCATTTTCTCTTAACAGGGGCTTCAAAGCATCTAAGACCTTATCCTCATACTCCTTCAAACTATACATAGTCACTCTTCCTTCATCACATGCCTGCTAATTATCTGCACTACCAAATCCCAGTCTCCTTCCCACAACCCCTCAAACGGTAGTAACATCCTCTTTGGGACATCACCCCAAGGGATAGGCACTCCTCGTTTTGTCCTTCCATATTGTCCTTTTCTAGCCCCAAACTGATGAGTAGGAGCATATCTTACTTCAGTTCCCCACTCTACCCTCCGCTGGTTAAATGTATAAATAAAACTTTGTTGCAACCTTCCTGTATCAGCCAGTATCTTTGGTCTGCCTTTACCTTTGCCCTTTCTCCGCCTTGCAATAGTCACAGGGCTAAGGGGTTTCCAAGGTTGCCTGTATGGGTCATGTTCCTTCCTCCACCCCCTCTGCCATCTACCAAGCAACGCCTCACCTATCTCCTTCATTGCTGGAGCGAGGTCACCTAATGCTCTTGCTACTACCTCAGCCTTCCTTCTTGCCTCTCTAGTATCTACCTCAAACTTTATCATATCCTCTACTTCCACCAAATAGCCTTGGTTAACACAGCAGTAAACCCACCAAAAAACCCTGCTACTGCACTCACCCCTCTATCCCTCCATCTACGACTTTCCAATTTTTCAAACCGCTCTCCACATGCATGTTTCTGGGTAGATAGGGTGTCATTTATATTCACTATGTACTCAAACAAAATATTCAGCTTCACATTGACATCTGTAATTTGCTCAAAATCCTCTCTACTAATTGGTCTCATGCCTGGTGGCATCTTTCTCTCTCCTTTCTTTATAAATCCCGCTCATCCTCCTCATCATCAATACGATCACCATCAATAAACTGCTCCTCACACTCTATCATCGCAAATGTAGGATGGTAGTCTTTGGTGCTAGACCAAACCTCTGTGTCAACCTTCTTTGCTATTGCATCCCCTGCTGTGTTTACCAGGGTCAGGCTACCCACTTCCAAAGCCGTAATAGTACTCTCCACCACTTCCCTCTTTCTGGTAATCCAATCAAGTAAATCAGTCCCTACTTGGATAGCATGGTCATCCAGTATCTCTATCAATGCCAACGTCTTACTGAGCTTGCCAATCAATGGGGGAAAGCTACTCACACTAGTGGCAAAAGGGACAGAATATATAGAAGATAACCTAGCATTTATCACTGCATCAGCATCAGCAATGTACCGCCTCAAATCCTCATTAGTTAGCTCCAACTGGTCAAGTTTCTTATACAGCCGCCGTAAATCATTCGGGTGACTGTACAGACCAGCCTCATCTGCAGTGGTCTCTACTACCTCAAACAGCCCCCGGCTGATGTAATCCTTATCCCCAACAGTTACCTTCCACACGTAACTATACATACCAACTGTAGAGGGTAAAGTCTGGAGGACATAATAGTCATAATCACTACTCTGTGATGCTGTAACACTGGATACTAGGGTTTCATTTTTGTCATAAATAGACAATAAAGGCTCTGTACCTGGGGAAATACTAAAGCTAATAGTAAACTGCTTAGTATCCCCCTTCTCATACTTCTCATACTCTGTCTCTACCTCACCAGCCATCCCCAAATAATCTCTTATCTCAAATGCCAATGCACTCCCTCCCTACACATACTTACCTTCTAAGTCTTTTGTTTGAACTTTAATCCTGCTCCTCAAATACTTTATCAAATCCTCACTACTTGCAAACCTAGCCACTATAACTGGAGGATTACTATCTATTTGCCTGTCTGCTTTCAACGCCCAAGCCACCTCAAATCCTCTACCCAGTATAGCCAATGCCTCCGTGTAGTAAGGCAGGCCATCTTCCTCCAAATGGTCACCTGAACCAAGGAAATTATCCTGATACATCTTCACTGCCCGTTCACACAGCTCCACCACCTCTGGGGTTACCTGTCTTCCATTCCCCTCCAATATATATCTAGCCATGTGAACCCAGTCTCTCATAATAAGGTATTTCCCCAGTGTCCTCTCTGGATACTTCTCCCTGTCCCTCTTCACAAGGTTAATGTTACGGTAGAACTTTTTCCTCCTCCTCTCTTCACTCAAATACCCATCATGAGCCAACCCTACATCAGCCAAACAAACTACCGGCACCACAGCCTCCTTGCCTGGTAGGTGTGGATGCTCGTGAACACAATTTGAAACAGATACCCCATTTACTACATATGAATGTTTATTGGCAACTGTAAGGTCGTACACTTTACCTCTATACTGAATGGGACGTATACTTTTAATCCGCATATACCGGTATTCCCCATCACTCCATGACTGTGTAGGTACTATAGGTCCCTCCTTTGGCATCTCCCAATCCAAAAACTGTTTTCTCTTAACACGGGCAAAAACTTCATAAGTACTTGCTGTCTTATTATAACGAAAATTGGGCATAAACCCTTGGCGTAAAAGGAGTTCATTCACTTGATAGGCCAACATTTTTGAAACAGTAGTGTACCTCACCAAAGAGCCTTCTACACAACCATCTCCTCTCCACAAACCACGCAAGAGTGCCCTCTGTTTTTCAGTAGGCAACAACATCACCCATTGTGGGACCTTCTTATTCCTAGCACCACTACCAATCTCCCCCTTCAACCACTCTGCCAGAGGTCTACAACCTATAACAACACTAATTACCCTGCACTGTTTGGGATAGCTACACCAACTAGACATACCCCAATAAGATGCCATCTCTTTAACATCTTCCACGTATTCAGTTTCATGTAAACCAAAAGAAAAATTTATCTTGGCACCTTCTGATATATAACCATCACTAATATAGTAGCCAATCAAACGTAGTAGCCTATCATCCACCAATAACCCATCAGGCACTTTACTTACTTTCCCCTTCTGCCTTTTAATCCACGTACCATCAACCAACTTCCAACTCATACACGATCCACTGCCTTTATGTGCACCCTCCTCAGCATGCTCACTCAGATATATCATTTCCCTATCTTTCACCAATTTAGGAAGAGGACATAAAAGCAAATCACCTACCTGCAATTCACCAGCTTTCACTTTTTCTATTTTATAATCCTCAAAAAAATGATGGTTACACCTATCTTTTATACGACAAATAGGCTTGCACCTAACATTATATTTCCTATCATTAATGCACTTCTTCGTGTGCACTGCAAAAACTTCATGGGACTTACTAATCCTTAATGGCTCAGGAGACCCTACCGCTACTATCTCCAAAAACTCCTCATCAACATCATAAGACCAAATCTTTTCTACCCTCTGATAACTACCATCATGCACTCTAACATAATCGCCCACTTTTATTTCTCTTATCGGTTTAAAATCAGGATTGGTAGCAACCAAAGCATCCTCTGCCACACAACCCCAAAATCTAATCCCCAACCCATTCCTAAACACCCTCACCGGCTGGTCAGGCTTAAATGGGTGTTCAGGGAAGATACTAAAATGGTGCTGTTTCACTATGTACCCATTATACATATTGGTACGCAGATATTTAAACAAATCCCTAGCCTCAATCAGCTCCTCATCTGCATCCATCCAAAGAATGAAGTCAGTAGTAGCACGCTTTATGCACTCATTCCTCACCACATCAAACCCTACCTCCAGTGGATTAGGTCCTCTGTATACCTTGTCTGTGTATTGTTTTGCTATCTCCACTGTACTGTCACTGCTACCTGTATCCATCACGATAATCTCATCAAATGGCTTAACGCTTTTCAATGCTCTATGTAACATTGCCTCAGCATCCTTTACAATTAAACATGCTGCTATTGTTTGTCTAGGCCGCTGTATAAAACACTTCCGCTCCATGTCCACCTGCCCTACTCCAATGCTACTCTTCTGCCTGTATGTAACAAAATGCCACCCCAACGGTTCACCATCTCTAGGGCTATTGCCAGCCAAGCCTACATTAACTGTGTATCCAGGTTTCCTACCAAACATATCCCGTAAGTCATGCCTGTCAAAATGCCAAAAATGGGCTTTATATCTCTGCTCACCACCAGAAATGCCCCAAGACCCAAATGGAACACTAATCAATACATGCCCACCTTCCTTTACCCACTTTTCTACTTTTCTCACCACCGCCCACGGTTGCCTAAAATGCTCTAAAATCTCAAAAGCCACTAAACAATCATATTGGCCAGGGGTACTATTCTCATCCCCCACTACAAAATTAACATTGCTGTATTTGTTCAATCGCTTTGCCAGCTCCACTTTCTCTGGCACTACCTCTACACCAGTGAAATGCACTGTGGGAAACTGCTTGGCCAAGTTAAAAATGTATTGCCCTACATCACTCCCAAAATCCACTACTGTTTTTATATCTGTATGTTCCTTCAGGTAATCCACTAAAAACTGGAGCCTCACAGGGCTGACCATCCCCTCCACTTCTTCTATACTTTTCACCCCAGTAGGGCCTTCCTCTAAAAACTGCTCGGTGTAAAACTGTTTCACCCCCTCTGCAGCCCCCTGATACTGTTTGTCAATCTCTGCCCTTTCCCCCTCATCCATCAGGGTTCTAGCAACCTCTATGTCCTCATAGTAAATAAAATGTTTTTTCAACCTTTCCTTATCCTGTGTTTGTTCAGAAAAGAACTGATGAAATTTCTCCATCCACTGCTCCACCACTCTTCCCCAATCAAACTGCTCTGCTCTCTTCCTTCCCCGCTCTGCAAGTTGTTTTCGCTTGGATGGGTTCCTAGCCAAATAGAGAAGAGTTTTTATAAACCGGTCTTGGTAATCTGGGGTAGATGCCTGCCCTGATACAAAGTACCCACAGTTTCCTAATACCTCACGCAACGCCCCTACATCATTACAGACAAAAACTGTTCCACTTGCCATTGCCTCCACTGCACTGATACAAAACACCTCTTCAAAATCACTACAATAAGCATATATCCCTGCACTCTGGTACTGTCTGTAAAGCTCCTGCTTATTCAAATGGCCTAAGTTAGTACAGTTGGGCAACTCCTCAATCCTACCCCAAAGATACTCATACAGCCCCCTCATCTCAGGTACAGTATTATCATACCCTGCTACATAGAGATGAAACTTTGGTTCTATCTTTAGTAACTTCTCCATTACCCCATCAGGCCCTACCAAATTAACCAACCCACGCTCTGGCCTAGCACAGTAAAGCAACCTGTATGGGTCTCCTTCACCAAATGGGATTCCCCTAACTGACACCCCATTGTGTATTGGCCAAAATACCTGCTCTGGTAGGCCATATACTTCCTCTTGCTGCTTTGCATGCCATTGGCTCACTGTAACCACTCTGTCTACATTCCACATTACTTGGTGCACGCTAACTTTATTCCTTTTCAAGGCCAAGTCATGATTCCATAGTATATTCAACCTGCTACAAGTCCTGCCAGCAAAAGCCTGTGGCCACCGCTGGACAATAGTTATATCATGCGGAAAGCTGGTAATGTATTTAGACGCTTGGGTTAGAGGTCTATATATCACTCCATCATAAACCCCAGGGCCACTAGCAGGGGGGAGGTCACAATTACAAAACACCGTCACCCTGTTGCCTAGCCTTGCCAAATGCTTAGCTAAGCACAGCCCGCATGTTTCGCTCCCACCAAGGCTATGCTTATTCAAACTGTCACCACTAAACGCCATCCCTGGCACCACTAACACCACGTCAAAAGTATAGCTCCTCCTCATAATTCTGCTCCTCATCTCTCCTCTATATTATTTATTTTCACCCTCCTATACCTTTCCATCATACCCCCAACTCACTTTTTGCTAAAATAATCACCACTTTACTTAATTTTTTTAAAAATTCTTTCATGCTCTTCAAATCAACTACGTTTTTATCTATATAAGCATCCACTTGTTCAGGCGTTTTGCCAGCAAGGACACTCAACTTATACTTTTCCCTTGCTTCCACTTTGCAATCTACTTCTTTCATATCTTCTCTAGCAGAAGTCTTATCAAGTTTTTTCAGTATCCTCTGCAACCATGCATGTTCTTGGAGTTTTATTTGTTCTACATCATTTAATTCTTCATAATTAGCCATCGTTATCTCCTTTACTTCTCATCCAATCTATATGCCCAAATCTCG